TTCATCGGCGGTACCTCCCTTCTGCGCCTCGCGCTCCATGCGCTCTTCCACGGCCTGGAGGATGTAGCCTTGCAGGCTTTGACCGGCGGCAGCGGCGGCGGCGCGGATTTTCTGCCCCTGCGCTTTTAGGGGGCGGACGTTGATATAGTCGCACTTTTCCGTGTAGCGGGCGTTGGATGCTTTCTTGTTCTCACTGATTGGCATTCCAAAACCTCCTTTTGTTTTGTGTGTGCATTATAGCACGGTTTAATGCGGTATTCAACCGTGTTTTTGCCTTTACCAATGAGCGCCCGCCCGTTGCCGGGCGGCTGGACTTGCACCAGCGGCGGCGGGATGCCGTCGGCCTTGCGGGTCAGTAAAGTTCGTGAAATGCCTTGATAATTTGCGCCCGGATTTCGGGCTTGGGAAAATCGGGGTTGTTGTCCGCGCTGGTGCGATAGGTCCAGCCAGTTTCGATGATATAGGCGTCGATTTCCTCAATGCGCTTGTTGTCGAGACGAAGCCGCATATAAATATGGGTTCCGTCGGTGTGTTCTGCCAGCTTGATAGCCATACTTTATCCTTTCTGCCCTCGTGACCTCCGGGGCGGGCCGGGTTTGTTATGCCAGAGGGAACAGGGCTTGACCGTCGGCGGCGCTGTCTGCGCCTGCCTGCGGCGTTGCATATATAGCCCAGTTTGCAGAGGTAGACATTTTCCGCCCGTCGGAGAAAGCGCCGCCCTGGGTGTGCCCATTCCAGTCAATGGCCTCAAATCGGTCCATGTAAAGCAGGCTGGCGCGGTTGCATTCTTCCTCCGTCAGATGGATGATTTTGGTCAAGCGAAACCACCCATCGCAAAAACGGTAGTGATGGCCTACGGAGGCGTTCTTGAATGTCAGCACGGGAAGCCCATCAATCATTTTCCGGCGGGCCTGCTGATATTCGGGGTGGGCCTTGTTGCGCTGGACGGCGGCGGAAATGCGGGCGATCAGCGCGGCGTCGTCCGTAACAAGCCGGAAAGCGTGGGTATAGCTGCGGAAGTTGCCGAAAATCACAGTGCATCCGGCGTACTTGGCCGCGTTTTCCGGGGAGAGCCATTCGGGAGACGGGTTCACGAAGTCGCCGTAAAGCTCAAAGGTTGGGTCAAGAATATGCTCGGCCAGGTCTTGCAGAATGTTTTCCTCGGTGTCGTCGATAAAGGACCAAGGCGCGGCGGGGTTTGTTACCGTGTTCAGGTATTCAGTCATTTTGTCAGCCTCCCTTTAGGTTTTGGGTTCGGGGGTTTACCCATGAGCGCCCGCCCGGATGCCGGGCGGCTGGACTTGCACCAGCGGCGGCGGGATGCCGTCGGCCTTGCGGGTCTGCTATGCCAGGGGGAAGAGCGCTTGACCGTCGGCGGCGGTCTGGATTTCGCCGGTTGCGTCCGTGCTGGCGGGTTCATCCTGGGGCGCGGCGTCCTGGGTGTCGTCGCTGTCGGCGGTATGGGCCGGGGCTGGTTTCGGCGGGTCGATGCCGAGAAGGTAGCAGGCGCGGCGGAGACTTTGCGGGGTTCGCTGGGTCTGCCATGCGCCCTCCGTTCTGGACCAGCGGAAGCCGTTGCTTTTCAGCTTGGAGCGGGTCGCGTCGTCGGGCTTTTCATCGAAAAGGATTTGCACGCGGTTCGCGTCCTCGTTGGTGATAATCATGCCGCCGTCAAATTCGATTTCGGTATGCTCCATTTCGTCCACCTTGCGGAGCTGGGCGAGACGGTCCTTGATGCGCTTGATTTCGCCGTTGCGGTTGGAAAGCTGGTAGGAGGGGACCGGAGGGTGTTTGCCGGAGCTGTAGGGGCTGGCGTCCTGTTCGGCAAGGGCGGCGTCGATTTTGGCGGCGCGTTCGTCGTCCATATCGGGGAAGCCCTTCATGGTCTTGTGCTTGCGATACCAGGCGTTCATAGCCTTGTCGCGCTCCTGTTGGGCTTGGAGCTTGGCAAGTTTGGCCTCCAGCTTTTCCACGGCGTCGGGGTTGTCGCTGCTGATTGCGTGGTTGCTGGCGGCGGATTCGGCGCGGCTGGCGTAGTAGGCGGATTTCTCGCCCGCCTCAATGGACTTGCGCATATTGCGGTCGATTTTGTCCAGGTCGCGGCGGTGGTGCCGTTCGCTATGGTGGCCGACAAGGATAGGCTGGCCGGGGGGAATAAGCCGCATGATTTCGTGGGCGGCGTGGCTGGCGGCGGTGCTTGCGGCCTGGGCGCGGGCGGCGCGCTCTTCCATGCGGTCGATGCGGGCCTCTTTACGCTCCTGGTAGTCCTCACGTCCGATTGACATAGATTGTTACCTCCTGTTTTGGTTTTGGGTTTGTGGCCCATGAGCGCCCGCCGGGGTTGTCCGGCGGCTGGGCTTGCACCAGCGGCGGCGGGATGCCGTCGGCCTTGCGGGCTCGTTTACACCATCTTCCAGCCTGTGACCTCGACAGCACCGTAAATGGACTGGAGCGCGGCCCTGTTTTCCGGGGTGTCAAAGTATGTGTTAAGTGTGCGGATGCCGCCGTCCTCGGTGATGATGGAAAGCCGAAGCATACCCATGACCGATTCAAAGAACAAATCCAGGTTTTTGTATAAATCCATTTCGTGTACCCCCATTTTGTGATTTTGGGTTTGTGGCCCATGAGCGCCCGCCGGGGTTGTCCGGCGGCTGGACTTGCACCAGCGGCGGCGGGATGCCGTCGGCCTTGCGGGTCAGTCGAAGCACATTTCTTTCTTGATGCGGTATTGCTCCTTGATTTTGTCATAGGCGCGGAGCGTGACCGTGTAGGTGCCGCGTTCCTCGTCGTAGGTGATGCCGCGCCCGTGGAGCCGGGGCAGGCCGTCGCGGAGCGGGCGGAGAAAATAGTGCTTGCCATAATAGGCCAGGTCGGCGGAGAAGTCGCAGCCGGTGGGCGCGTGCTGTGTCTCGTAGTAATAGGCATACTCGCCGGGCTTGTCCGCCTGGACGGCGGGAGCCTTGGCCGCTTCCAGCGCGTCATAGTCGGGGGCGTGGCCGTGAAGCTCGCCGGTTTCGGGGATGAAGCTGGCCGCGCACATATCCGGGACAAAAATTTTTGTGCGCTCGTCAACTTTCTGCTCATATCCGCCGGGGACCTTGGAGAAGGTGCCGGGGACGATTCTTTCAACCGCTGCCATTCTGTGTACCTCCGTTTGTGGTTTTGGGTTTTGTGGCCCATGAGCGCCCGCCCGGATGCCGGGCGGCTGGGCTTGCACCAGCGGCGGCGGGATGCCGTCGGCCTTGCGGGCTGGTTTTTGCTACCTGGGCAACTTGTCAAGGGCTGTTACCTCGTCAAGCAAGGAGCGCATATTGTCGGAAGAGGCCCAAAACTCACCGCCGATGGTAAGTATATAATGCTCTTTGCTTTGGGGCTGGCGGGTAATCTCCCACCATTGACCGGCGTACTCTCCCCGGATGATGTACCCACATTTCATCGTCATTTTGTGTACCTCCGTTTTGTGGTTTTGGGTTTGTGGCCCATGAGCGCCCGCCGGGATTGTCCGGCGGCTGGGCTTGCACCAGCGGCGGCGGGATGCCGTCGGCCTTGCGGGTCATGCGTTTTTCTCGATGATTCGTAATTCACCGCAGGAAGTGAAGCTGTAGATTTCATCGAAACGGATAAAGAGATTCAAGCCGGTTTCCATGCGGAACAGCCAGCCGGGGCGGCGGGCCTCCCTGACTTGCTCGTAGCTCTTGCACTCGCCCATGGGGGCGTCGTTGATATAAAGCTGCATTTTGCGTACCTCCGTTTTGCGGTTTTGGGTTTTGTGGCCCATGAGCGCCCGCCCGGATGCCGGGCGGCTGGGCTTGCACCAGCGGCGGCGGATGCCGTCGGCCTTGCGGGCTTGCTTAGAACAGGGACAGGTTGCCGCCGTCCTGGGCCGCTTTTATCATGTCGGCGTAGGCTTGCAGGCGGGCGTCCGGCTTGGATGCCATGTCGCGGATTTTGTCGGACAGCTCCAGGGCGCGGGCCTGGGCGGCTTGCCGTGTCTCCATCCAGACGATGGACAGGCCATAGACCGGGTGGATAACGTACCAGGTTTTGGACCTCTTGCCGATGGCGTAGTAGTTATAAACGCCGTCGGTGTAGCCGTCTACCTTGTGCGGCTTCTGTTTGTCGTCCTCTTTGTCGCGGCGGATGGTGTAGAAGCTGCATTTCTTCCAGGGACCGGGGACCGGCGCGGGGGCCGGTTCCGGGTCCGTTTTGGGAGCGGGGAGCGCCAGGAGCCGCGCCGGGGCGGGGAGCGCCAGACGGACCGGGGGAAGGGTGAACGCGGGCCGGGCCTGCATCGGAGCCGGGGCGGCGGGGGCGTCCTCCATGATGGAGGGGACCGGCGCGGCGGGTTTGTCCTCCGCTGGGGCCGTGCTGGGCTTAATCCAATAGGCGGATTTTTTCTTGCTCCAGATGCCGCCCGCCGCCTTGATTTCGTCGGCGTACTTCTCCACGTCGCCGGTAAACCAGACGTTGGGCGCGCCGGTCTTTTCGCCCTTGACTTTCAGGACCAGGCCGGGCAGGTCGCCAAACCGGGCCTTGATGGTCGCCAGGTCCGGCGCGGGGGCGTTCTTCTCCACCTGGGCAAAGCTGTAGATCAATTCAATCTTTCTGCGGTCCTCCAGCGTCAAAGTCCTCACTTAATCACCCCTTTTCCCGTTTCTGCCCCCGTTTGGGTAAAAAAATAATGCAGAAAAAGGTTGAAAAACCTTTTCT